CTTTTTGATGTGATAGTGGAGGTCTGTGAGAATATTTTTCATAATTGATAACAACATCTTTTACTGTGTTATCTTTAATTACTGCTGCTTTGGGTAACCAAAAGTCGTGAAGTTCTTCGTTCTCGAAAACTTTTCCCCAAATGTGAAACGCTTTTTCTTTATCTGCAAGTAATTTCTCAACCCAAACTTTTTCAGGTATTGTGGTGTATAGTTTATCGTCTGCCAATCTTTGTGCAAAATAAGCATCAAGTATCACCCACTTCTTAGCAACCTTAGGTGTTTTGTCGTGATTGTTTATAATGTATTCGGATTGACTTCTTGTAGGATAAAACTTTTTATTTAGTTGAGATTTTCTCTTAAGCTCATTGAGGTAGTTATTGGCACCATCATAAGATTCCAATAGAGACATTGCTTTCGATTCTAAACTAATTTCCATATTCATTATACAACGTTGGTGTGAGTTCTTCCGTCATTCCAATAGCTAATATCACCGTACCATACAAAGACTTCTTCTCCTGCTTTTATATTTTTTATAGAATAAAATTCAAATGTGTTGTTTTCGAGATTAGACCTCCAACCCGCATTTGGATTATTACTGTGATTATAAAGTAATGAAAACCCTGTGGCGACAACTTGTTTTTCCCAAACGTTAGTTCCTTGTGGCCAGTTGAATCTATAGTCAAGTAATACAGAACTAGTCTCGCCAAATTTCATACCCATATCAATAACAGGACAAATTTCTAATATTTCTCCTTCATTAATATCTTCCAACGCAAAAACTCCTAACCCGTGAATTGGACTACTCTCAACATAGATTTTAGATTGTGTGTTTATCCTCATAAAAAATTTTACTTTAAATATAGTTATAATTAAAGTATTTATCAATATGGAAAAATTAGTCCCTATTACTCGTTTAGGTAAATTCTTCGGTGGCGAAGATTATACGTTGGATATTGGTATGGGTGAGGAGTGGTTGGTAGGTGATATGAACTTTACAATCATTCTTTATAGAATTGATAGATACAAAACCAAAACGGATGATGTTTATGGTGAGGTGTTAGAAGACGGAATTCAATTCTTAGCTCCTGTTGAATTAAAAGGATTGGTTCAGGTTATGGCGCCAGCAAGTAAAAACTATGGTAATTCAAAAATCGAATTACAAGAACCTGGTAATATGAAGTTTTCAATATACCAAAAAACTCTTGAGGATTTAGGTGTTGAGATATTCCAAGGGGATTATATTGGATATTATGAGACGGAGGATAGGGTTAGATATTATGTAGTGTCTGATGACGGATATGTTAGGTCAGACAATAAACACACTTATGGTGGATATAAACCGTTCTACAGAACAATAAACGCCACTTTTGTAAGTGAAAATGAATTTAGAGGAATATAATGGGATTTCCAAAACAAGTTAAACCAACACTACCTTTAGTACCAAAAAAGATTCTTTCCGAAAGAAGAGAACAACTCCTTGAGTATATCAAAGAAGACGGTACCTATTTGCCTAAGTCAGTATTACATGCCGATTTGGATAGAGGTATGTTAGACTTTGTTAAAGAAGATTTAAAAGTTGTTACTGCGGGAAAGATTGTCCCAATGGTTGATATTATAATTACAACTCAAAACTGGGCCCAATATGTTGAGACCGCTTTGTTTGTTGATTTGGATTATAATCCAGCCCCGCCATTCATTACTGTTGTAAGAAGCCCCGAGGTTAAATACGGAACAAACCCATCACTACAATATACAATACCTAATAGAAAACAATTTTATTATGCTTCAGTTCCAACTTGGAATGGTAATGAACAAGGTATGGACATATACACAATACCTCAGCCAGTTCCTGTTGATATCAACTATAGTGTGAAAATCATTTGTAATAGAATGAGAGAGTTGAACCAACTTAATAAAATTATTATGCAAACGTTCTCATCAAGACAAGCGTATACTTTTATCAAAGGTCAATACGTTCCAATTATTATGAATAATGTTGCGGATGAATCTCAAATGAGTTTGGAGTCAAGAAAGTATTATGTTCAAAGTTATGACTTCACAATGTTAGGATATCTTATTGATGAAGAAGAGTTTGAAGTTAAACCAGCAATTCAAAGAGTTACTCAGTTATTTGAAATTGATAATAACAGATTAAGTAAGAGAAGACAACAATTTCCCGAAAATCCTGATGATTTTAAAAATGATTTTTTATTTGTTGTTGGAAATACAACCTTGGTTGACGTTATTGATTTTACTGCAAATATGGCTTTGGTTGGAACTGAAAATATTTTAAGTTATGATGTTTACATTAATAACGATTATTATGGTAGTAACGTTAACTTAATTCAAATTACAACTAACGATACTTTGAGAATACAAGCCTTTAAAAACGACTATAGCTTGGAGGCAAAAATTATCTTTGAAAACAAGTTAGTTTAACCTTCACCATAGATATCTCTCTTTTCCTTACACTTTTCCATAATTAAATTCTCGATAAATTTATAAATCTTAATTCCCCTTTTATCACAGTATTTTTTCAATACCTCGTGAGATTCAGGTGATATCTTTAGATTCTTTATTTCTTTCTTTGTTTTCATAGGTAGAAAAAAGGCAGAATTAAATCATACCGTTTACAAATACATATCCAAAAGTCAAGTTTTTTGTGTTAGTAATGAATATTTATCATTAAAATAAATCTGCAACAGAATTAATTAATAATGGCAACAGCACAAGCAAACAAAAAGGTGTACGTTTCACCTGGTGTATACACTTCTGAAACGGACTTATCGTTCGTAGCCCAAAGCGTGGGTGTAACGACTTTAGGTGTGGTTGGGGAAACTATAAAAGGCCCCGCTTTCGAACCAATTTTTATAACTAACTACGATGAGTTCCAAGCCTATTTCGGTGGTACAGAACCAGTGAAATTCGTGAACACACAAATCCCTAAGTATGAAGCTGCGTATATCGCAAAATCTTACTTACAACAATCAAACCAATTATTCGTAACAAGAGTATTGGGTTTATCAGGATATGATGCGGGTCCATCTTGGAGTATCTCTGTAACTGCGAATGTTGACCCTTTAACAATTGGGTTTACTTCGTCATCAGCTGCTACACCATTTACCGCAACATTTACGGGAAGTGCATCTGCAAATACAATCACTTTCTTAGATACAACAGAATTACCTTCAGAGGTTGAAGCTAACTTAAATGTTCAATACAGATTGGCTGATGGAAGTACTTCAACTTTACAGACAGATTTTAACACTTATATCAGTCAAATCGCTGATTCGACAACATTGTCGGCTAATACTTCGGTAATGTATGGTTCAATACCTGCTGAAGATTGGTATTCGTTGGTTAATCAATACAGTAATCTTAAAAACGTTTATGGTGTTCCAGGAGATGGGGAGATTCAATATAACGATTTAAGTTCAGGTTCTAATGATTCTTGGTATTATGCTAACTTTGAGAACTATTCAGGTGATAACTATTCAGGTTATTCTTTTGATTATGTTGTTAATACTTTAGCTGTTAATGGAGATGTGGTTACAGGTACAATATCTGGTAACACATATTCATTCTCAGGAACAGCTTATACAGCATATAACAATATGGTTGTAGCAACTTTACGTTCAAGAGGTATTGCTTTATTCACTAATAATTCTGATTCACAAAATCACGGACCAATTTATGAAACTACAGGTTTAACTATGGTTTGTGACGGAGCTTACTCAGGTGTAAGTAAAAATCCTTATGGTACTTTCTTATTGTCTGGTATAACTAACGATAACAATACATTCCAATTTGAAACATCATTATTGGCTTCTTCATCGAAGTATCTTACAAAAGTATTTGGTATTGATAATTTTGGTAAATCAAGATTTACAGTTCCTGTGTTTGTTGAGGAGGCTTATCAGGCTTCTTTAAATATTGCATATTCTCAAGGATATATTAGAGGAATCAATTGTAGTTTAATTGATTTACCAGATGCTAGAAGTGAAAATAACACATCAATTGCTTACAGTTTAGAAAGATATCAATCACCAGAAACTCCGTTCTTAGTATCTGAGTTAAGAGGTAATAAAGTTTATGATTTGTTTAAATTCATTTCAATATCTGATGGTGATGCAGCAAATACAGAAGTTAAAGTATCTATTGCAAATCTTTCTTTCAACAATATGTCTTTCGATGTATTGGTTAGAAATTTCTTTGATACAGATGCTAATCCAGTTGTTATTGAGAAATTCACAAATTGTAATTTAGACCCAGCATCTAACAACTTTATTGGTGTTAAGATTGGTACTTCAAACGGTGAATATGCTTTGATTTCAAGATATGTTATGGTCGAGATGTCACCAACGGCTCCAATAGATGCAATACCTTGTGGATTCCGTGGATATACTCAAAGAGAGTATTTTAATGTTTCTGAGTATCCATCACCATATATCCAATAT